CACCGTTCGTTCACATTTCAAGAGTTTTCGCAACGTTATTCTGATTCTTCCCTACTCTCGAAGGAGATCCCCCTTCCAGAACTTCGTCGTCAAGACACGAAGAATCGTCAGAACTCTATTGATGACCTTGATCCCTTTGAGGTTCAGATTCTAGAAAAACAGATGCAAACTTTGTTTGAATCTTCTATGGCTTTATATCAACAGATGTTGGAACGTGGGGTTGCAAAGGAATGTGCTCGTATGGTGCTTCCTCTCTGTACGCCAACCAGAATCTATATGACAGGTTCATGCCGTTCATGGATCCATTACATCAATCTGCGTTCTGCAAATGGAACTCAGAAGGAACACATGGATATTGCTGAGGATTGTAAGAAGGTTTTTATCGAACAATTCCCAACTGTATCTGAAGCATTGGAGTGGGTCTAATGGCAACGTATCCTGTTAAAAATAAAGAGACTGGTGAAGTCAAAGAAGTGAGGATGAGTATTCACGACTGGGATCAGTGGCGTGAAGACAATCCAGAATGGGAGAGATACTATACTCCAGAAAATGCTCCAAGTTTTGGTGAAGTTGGTGAATGGAAAGATAAACTCCATAACCGCAACCCAGGATGGAAAGAGGTTCTGAAGAAGGCTGAAAAGGCTGGTGCAAATCGACAATCACTTATGTAAGGAATTATGGCAAGAAGGAAGAGAAATCAAGAAGATCCCATTGGAGTGGGGATGACGGCGAAACAAATGCGTCGTAAAAAACCAATCAACAGTGATATGTTGGTTGACATTGATCCTTTGACAGAGAATCAGGAAAAACTCTTTAAGGATTACGATGAAGGCAAAAACATCTTTGCATATGGTGCTGCTGGTACTGGTAAGACCTTTATCAGTCTCTATAAGGCCCTTTGTGATGTTCTAGATGAGAATACTCCATACGAGAAACTCTATATCGTCCGTTCCCTCGTTTCGACTAGAGAGATTGGATTCCTTCCTGGAGATCATGATGACAAGGCTGCTCTGTATCAGATTCCATATAAGAACATGGTTAAGTACATGTTCGAGATGCCTACCGATGCAGACTTTGAGATGCTTTATGGTAATCTGAAGACTCAAGAGACTATTTCCTTCTGGAGTACATCCTTTATTCGTGGCACCACGATGGATAATTGCATCGTTCTCGTGGATGAAATGCAAAACTTGAATTTTCATGAACTTGATAGTATAATTACCAGAGTTGGTGATAACTGTAAGATTATTTTCTGCGGTGATTCTACACAAACTGACCTTACCAAGTCCTATGAAAGAAACGGTATTCTTGATTTCAAGCGTATCATTGAAATTATGCAAGATGACTTTGGTGTAATCGAATTTGGTATCGACGATATCGTGAGATCTGGGTTGGTTAGAAACTACTTGGTTACAAAACTTGCCCTTGCTTTATGACGTTTGTTCATCTCAATAAACTAGCAGACTTTGAACTCGATGCTAAACTCATAGATGGTGTTAGGTATTACGATGTAAATGGTAAACCTTTCCCATCTATCACTTCGGTGACTAGTTTTTACAATCGTCAAGTCTTTATTGATTGGCGTAAAAAGGTTGGTGAGGAAGAAGCCAATAAAATTACTACCGTTGCCACACGAAGAGGTACAGATTTCCATGAAGTCTGTGAAAAGTATTTGTTGAATGAAGATGTCCGATCAATGGATATTCTTCCTACTACAAAGGCACTATTCCTCTCTGCGAAGCCTTCTATTGACAATATAAATAATATACATGCTTTAGAGAAACCCTTATATAGCGAATATTTTGGTATCGCTGGAAGGGTGGACTGCATTGCAGAGTATAATGGTGAACTTGCCATTATCGACTTTAAGACTTCGAAGAAGATAAAACCAGAAAAGTGGATCCAACAATATTTTGTTCAGGAGACCGCTTACGCCTGTATGTACTATGAGATGACAGGTATTGCTGTTAAGAAACTGGTGACCATCATGGCCGCCGAAAATGGAGAATGCCACGTTTATGAGAAAACAAACAAAAGTGACTATATTAAACTTCTTACCAAGTACATCAAAGAATTCGTCACACACAAACTTGGAGAGTATGGAGAAAGACGTTAACGACCTACTCAGAGAAAAGTTTTTATGCCAGAATAGATTTACTCAAGACATTGAGAATCTTGTTCGCAGTTCAGACTTAAATTATATTGAAGCAATCATTGGATATTGTGAAGAGAATAACATTGAGTTTGAATCTGTTGGTAAATTAATTTCTAAACCTCTGAAAGAAAAACTCAAAGTTGAGGCAATGGAACTCAACTATCTAAAGAAAACTACCCGATCTCGTTTGCCATTGTGATGACACCTCTTGAAGTCTATCAAACTTACTTAGCCTTCAAGAATCATTTTACTAAGGACAATTACGACTATTTCAGGTATTGCGGCAAAACAAAAGCATCTAAGGCTTCTTTTAATAAAAGAAAAGATAGATATTTCTTTGAGAGAATGTCTAGGAAGAAGTCCGATGATGAAATTCAAAGATTTTTTCTAGCAAACTTCAGTCAGTCTCAAGATCCACAACGACTGTGGATCGGGGAGATTATTGACACTGGAGATGCTGTTTATACCGAATGGTTGAAGAAAATTCAAAGTCTAAAATATTTGTTTAAGACCGAAGCAGAGGTCTTTATTAATAAGGAAAACTTTGATAAAATGTTCTCAGTCTCTGGTGGATCTCACTCAGATGTTCTTAAAAAACATCTAAAGGGTGCTATCTCTCTGGAGACTCTTGTCCTTCTTGATATGATTCTTGGATTCTCAAAACGCCATGACAAACAGTTGTTTGATCCAGTGTGGGAAAC